GCCATCAAACCCACCTGGAAAACCCAGGAAACTAGCTTACGCTAGGGCATACCGTGGTATCGTGATATTTATCTCACGATACTTCCCTTCCCTTACGGGAAGCCCACTGTTGTGCCTCGAAATACCCACAGATTTCTCGTGGGGCGAAGCCACATCAATGGCTAATTGCAATAAACTTGCAATCAGCTGGCCTTCTGGAAGATCGCCACCCAACTCGTCGTTAGAACGAGAAAGGGCTTTGACCGTCCAGCACTCCCACCCATATTTATGGGGAGAGAGCTGAAGCTCGTCGACGTTGCCAATGAAGGCGCCGTCGCCAAAACCATCAGGAAGGCGAGGTTCACGCCATTTCGCCGGTGCTAAACCCTTCAGCTTTGTTAAGGCTGATGAAACATCGAGTCCCGTCCTCTCACCCCAACGATAAACGTTGTTGTGGACTAGGAACAAGCGGTCTAGGTGTTGCACAGGTTTTCTGACGTAGAAAGGAGTTATATCGGCCCCGAGAAAGTAGTGTTTACCACAGCTCTCTCTATATGGACCCTCGTAGAACGTTTTGTCGGCATTTGGGATAAAACCTGCCTGCCAAACGCGACGTAACAACTCGGGGCATTTATCGCTCCGGATGACGATGTCGTCTCCGTACACGAGGACCGACGGATCCCTTTCGTCCAACCACCAACAACACACCTGCTGGGCTATCGCCCAAAAGACGAGCGTCTCAAGCTCGAAGGTGTAGCCATTGCCCATGGACGAAAACTTCTGATAAGTGAGAATCTCACCAGAAGGAAGAACGCCAACAGGAGACCGGCACTGCTCAAGCGCCGATAACCAGTCGTTAGGTAGTAAAAACCTAATTAACTCCAAGGCCACAGTATCCGACGCCATGGAAAGATCCACGGTCGCCAGACTCCCGTCCAAGCTGCCCTTTAGAGCAGCCCGTTGGTTGGGCCCTTGGTCGTCTAGATCAATACCAACCGACTTAAGCCGCCGTCGTATCACTCCGCCGATACCTTTCTGAATATAGATATTCATACAGGGTTCTTTGGCGATCGTGCGGTCGGTCTTATAATTCTTGGGAACGGTAATTACCGTATTGCCTGGTACGACGTCAACAAGGTCGTCAGGCGTCCCTCCTCTAGAGAGGACGTTGTGTGTCCACAACGGGTTCATGCGAATTGCGCATGTAGCGAGACTACGGTTGCCAGAGGTGCTTTCCGGTTTACCGGAATACTTATAGGCAGCATGGCTCTCAGCCCGAGTCAGGCGCGTTGTCGCGCCTGGCCCAAAACCAAAGAACCTCGCACACTCATCCCAGGAAAAGCGACCCAGCAGGGTCCATACTCGCCTGCGCACACTCACCCAAAAGGGGTCATATGCGAAGGTTTTCGGGATTACTGAATTACTCTCCTGACACAAGCGCTCGGCGGCATGGAATCTCTCCCATGTCACCCTGCTCTTTTCGGGCGACGGTTTCCCGTCATCGTACTTCGAGTAGAGTTCTCTTAACAACAACGATCCGCGAGCGGCCTCCAGACTGGTTAGGTCGAGAGGAGTTTTACGGCCGAGTTCTCCGACGGGGGATGTCCCCGAGAGGGCGGCCATAGTCTCTTGAAATCGCTCATTGCTAAACCCGATACCAACACCAGTGCTGCGTTTACGCGGCATATAAATACCTCTTAAGGTAGGTGAAATGGAACTAGAATCCCAGGGTTGCCCCCAGGTGCTTCCAGAGTTCCGGTTTATGCAAAAGGACCAGTAAGACGATTAGTCTCCAAGCCCAAATCAGCCGGTCCTCCGGCGTACGACGTCGGCGGTCAGCCATGATGGCCAGCCGCTTAGTAGTACGGTTCCAAGTTCTCCACGGAAGTTTTGAAACCTGCAAGGCCCAGGGCATTCGCCATGGTCGCGAGCAGATCCTTCCGTTCTTGGAGCGTTGAATCGGGCGAAAGATTCAGTTGGATGGATCCAGAACTGAACCGAACGACCGTGTCTACTGAGTTGACCGTCGCGACCACGGGTTGATAAAACCCAATCGTGATGCGGTGCACAGTTCGTTGACCCTTCGGCTCCTCGTATTGGTGTTGAACCGTACGAAAGCCAGCAGGGATCGACGGGGATCTGTCGGCCCACTTCACCAAAGTTCCCTCTTGCGAGGCAGGTGAGTAAGTGTGGGCAACAGGAGTGGCGGCACCATCATTGATGGTGAGTGCTGCAACAACGGGCATGTTATATGCTCCAGAGAGGTGAAAAGTTAAATCACTTGCGGCCGAAGACCGTCGCCAAAAGCGACAATCCATTAGCCATATGCTCCAATGACCGAGGATCTTTAATCCTCGGAAACTGCGGAAGTGGCACATGGGTTGAAACCTCACGCGACACCTTCACAATTGACTTGCTCTCACTATAGTGATTCTCGATGAAGAATCCGTTCCCAGTATCAATCCGACCCTTTCCTGTCCCACTCCAATTCACTTTCGTGAACAGAGTGTTCGAGTACTGAAAGTCAGTATAACCGAGTAAGGCATCGAGGCCCTCAAGCCAGCTGCCGACAGGGAAGACCCAATCGACAACAAAGCTAAAGGGAAGCAGTTCCCAACCAATAAGTAACGGGTTGGTAATACCAAAGGAGGCCAACGAGATGATCGCCCCGTTTTGAGGAATTGCGTCAATGCGGCAGTAAGCCGAACAAACGCCCTCAGCGGTCCCACTGCCATAGTCAAATATGCTTGCGTAGGTTTTACCCTGCGCTATTGACTGGCGAGCGCGACCCTTTGCTGTGACACTCCAGTCACTACGATCACGAGTCTCTAACGCCTTGCAGGCGCCGTAGACATCGGACAGCAAAGGCTTCCAACCATACTGTAACTCCAGCCACCTTTGAGGTGCATTGGAGCCACGCGGCTCACGCCGCGCAGACGTTATCCCTAGTGCATCCATAGCATTGCGGATTTGACCGCGTCTAAGATACCTATAAGACTTCGCAAGGTTGGTTGCAGTATCTCCAAGCAGTCGAGCGGTAGCATTCCGCTCGGCGAAGGCCACTCCTAAGTTTATGTCAGTGTTCTTTAATGCGGCCCTTGCCTTGATTAAGGCAGAATTCCGCAAGAATTCAATCTGACACTCGCTTTCAGGCAGCACTTCGTCAAAGTGATCCGGAGACCAGAATCGGCCACCAGACCCTGAGCCGCCGCCTACGACCCCCGTGAATACTTGCCCATAGTCCGGAAAGGACGGGTGAGCGTTCTTACAAGAGCCCTTGGCGTAGGAGATCGTCTTGTGATAGTACTCGTACGCAGTCGGAGGGATGAAACCCTTCGGCTTACGACGTGAAACACCGCTAGTAGTCTCCACGAAGGAGCCTGCTACTGCCAAGCTATCGGAAGGGTAATTACCCCCGCCGGTAGTATAATGACAGTTACCAGCAACATTGATGTTGTAGTTCTGGCGCGGCATAAGTACACCTAGAGAACAAGACGCGATGACTTTTCGTCTTCATTAGAAGACACCGGTAGCGACACCTCTCGGAGGAAGAGCTCATACAGGTCGATCCAGGCGATTGGAACTTCCTCCCACTTAGCGTATAACGCTTCGTGGACAGTTAATCCGTTCGTATCTTGATCGTCCATCTGAGATACCTCTTAAGGTGAGCTGCCGTAGGCCTATTATGGGCCCAAGGATAGAGGCACAAAACGTGCCGATGGTCTGACGAGACCATCTAAAAGATCTCCCCAACCGCGATAGCGGACTGAGGGGGGGAGCCGACGGG